AATGCCCTATCCGGTCGCACCATGAAGCACACTAGTGTCACGACTGAGGCGCAGGGTAATCTAGCGCGTGCGTTGGGGCTGGCGGAGGACGCCAAGACCGATGTCCGCACACTGTTGAGAGACGGTGGTGTGACTGGTAGAAAAGCCGAACGTATTGCCGGCTTGTTTGATCGTGCCGCCGAGATTTCTGACGCTAACGCCAAAATTCAAAAAGGCTTCCGAAAGGGATTCAACGAGAGCGGGATTGAGGGCATCGATGAGAGTGTCGCTCGGACGCGAAACGTCAATACTCGCAAAGAACAGGCTTTGAGGACTCAGCTTAATAACGAAATTAACGGTCTCGCCGTCAAGGGCAACGTAAAGGAGCGGATCGTCCAAGGGTTTGAGAATGTGGTATCGGGGCGTTCGGCAAATATGTTGACCAGTGCCTCAGTAGTCGAGAAAAACGTGCTGTCTGATGTGCTTGCAACGCTCGGGTATGCCGTAAAAAACCCGATAAAGATGGCTCGCAGCATCGCTAAGCACGGCAATATCGTCAAAAATACCTTTATGGCACAGTCCCGCGGTTGGAAAAACACCCCTAAATCGATCACTGACGCCTTCAAATATATTACTGGTAACACATTCCAAACGGCGATGGCTGGCGCCCAGGCAGCCGCTAACCTCCGTTCTGGTGCGGTACGCACGCAGTTGGCGAAATGGGCACACAGAGAGCTGATTGGTCGGGACGTGTCCTCCGCGGAGGCTGAGAGGTTGTCCCGTGCATTCGGTAACGACATCGAGGCTTTGGTGAATATGGCGACGGGTGTCGAAAACGGCACGATTAACGACCTCTCGTATCGCCGGGCTTTGAAAAACTGGAAAGAGTACGTCAAATCTGGTAGCGAGGTGGATTATTCCAAATATCTGCGGTCTATCGATAAGCAAAACTCACTGGCTTCGAGTATCATGAGGGGTATCGATTCTGCCAGGCTCGGTCGGGTAGTTGGCGGTGTCGTCAACGGTCTCTTACCGTTCATGCGTAACGCTACAAACATGACCGTCAAGGCGTTCACTCGTGACTTAAACCCGATGGCTCGGAGCCTGGTCGATGAGATCAGGTTAGATCAGATGGGGGCAGCCCAGAAGGTGTGGAGCCTACTCAAGAATAAGACGGTGGATTACGGGGCTTTAGTCGCCTTGTCGACTATGCTTGAATACAATGACGGTAGCGAGGTGGATAAGCCACGAGGTGTATCCATTAAGTATGGTGACGGCGAATACTTCTCCGTGCGCGGTACGCCGATCGAGCTACCCCTGGCGCTGACGTTGATGACGAAGCGGATCGCCGAGGACACCATGAGCGGTGATAAGACCGAAGCACCTAGCTACTATCTGGGGATGATTAAAGACAGCATCCCATATGTCAGTCAGATGGAGCAAAATAGCGGCGTAGTCGGCTCAGCTAGCGACGCTCTGAACGGTAATGAGGATGGTGACGGTGGTTACGCGGTTAAATCATCTGCCGTAAATCTCGCCAAATCGTTGACACCGTTTACTAATAATTCTCTCCAACCTTGGATTGAAGGTAAAAAAGGCAATAGCTTGAACGCCAAATCTAGCTACGACAAAAGCCTCGGTAAATGGTATAGTAACTCCGTTAAACAGGCTTTTAGCCCGGCTTTTCGTGACACTTTGAAGGATAGCCGTGACGCTGCTGGACGTGTCAGGACTGTCGATAACCAGGGCGCATTTATCAATAAGACCATCAACGACAAAAACACCGCCACCTATAACGACGCCATCAATAATCTGGTCGACTACGGTCGAGCTAATAAGCTTGGCAAGAACACTCAGGATATGTTTAACACCTTCGATACCGGCAAGAATAATAACTTCCGTTCGATCCAAGGGGCGATCACCTTCCTCGGGGTACCCGATGGGGCTATGCCTGATAACGCCGATAAACTCAAGAGCAACAAAAAGTTGGCTGATTTATCGCACCAGATATACGATGGTTTCTTCGGTAACACCGGTAACGATCTGTTGACACTTGACGGTCAGCCTCTTAAATCCGACGCCTCAGTACCGGTAAAATCGGGGGCAAAAAACTCTAGGCTGCCGATGTCGATGCAAGCGGTTAAAAACGCTGTGGCTGCGACTGATTTACCGAAAGCAGACAATGATCGGATGTATGAAATTTCTCAAGAGATCAGCGGGCTATACGGTCGACGCAAAGCCGGTGAGTTCAGTTACGATCAAGAGCAGGTGATAAAAGCTAAAATGGAGAAGGAATACACGTCGATTCTCGAGGGCTCTAAAAACTATCAGAAAATGCAGAGCCTTATGAATAAGCTTAACGGTGAAGGGTTTTTCGCCCCCACTGGGCTTGGCTCGACTAAATCTGGTCAGACCTACCTCTGGAACTCCCTCAACGCCATGCTTGGTGATAAGGGAGCTACGCCAGCAGCTCAGTATCCCGAGGATACTAAAGGCTTTACTCCTTGGGGTGATGGCAAGCGAGCGTCGAACAAACCGGGCGATCGGGGCGCGATGGGTATTAAATGGACGCCAGTGAAAGCTCGCGCGATGGCGAATGTAAAAACGAAGAAATATACCCCGGTAGACATCAAAGTGAAGCTCGGTAATGCCGTGAAACGGGATAAGACCCAAAATTTCTCGAGTAGAACGTTCTAGGTGTGATAGAATATAACGTATAGAAGGAAAGTAACATAAAAATGAATCAACCGAAAATAACAGCAGCGGAGCTCGTACAAAAACTTGATGACAGTCAAGATTTCATGGACAAAGTGACGGATGGTTTCCTGGAGAGAAATGAGCGCATTTTCTACCGTAAGCCGACAGTCAACTCGAACGGTCAAATGGAATATTCCGAACTGGTGGACAACACTTTGGCGTCCTACCTCGAGAAGATGCCGAAAAATGTCATCCAGAAGCTGCCTACTTTCTCGCTTGACGCTCACACTCGCGATAAGGCGGAAGACCTCGTTTACGAGTTCATTGCCAAAAAAATCATCCTGCGAACGGGGTCTTCTAAGGGGTATTCACTCCTTCAGAAGCATTGGATCACGATGCGAAACGCCGCCACGTTTGGTGCATGTGCGGCGTATTTGCCGTTTTTGCAGGATCACGGTGAGTACACGGTTGGCTTTGAATACATTTATTGGGGCGACCTCTATCCGGAGGCGTACGCCAATAACATCAACTCCGCTAATTACGTGCAGTTCCGCACGCTGAAAACCAGGGGAGACCTCGAGAAGATCAACGAAGGTCTAGACGATGAAAAGGGCGGCACGTGGATCAAAAACGGTATCCAGACCGTGCTCGACTACGGCCAGGGGCAATCGTCCGGTAAGGACAGGCGAAACCTCAAAGTCCAAATGGAGGGCTTGCCTGACGACATGTACGAGCTTTTCGTCTACACTGACGACAACTGGGTCATTTACTGGCATTATGCGTCACAGACGATTTTACGTGTGATCCCCAACCGCAGCGGTCGCCGACGTATCGTGGCGCTTTATTCCGACTATGACGGCGCATCGATCATGGGACGTTCGCTCATTGATATGGCGTTCGGTGTACAGCAAGGTTTAACCTCTTTGCTTCGCGGATTCATTTATACCGCTGATTACAACACCGATCCAGCTAAGTTCGTGAAGGGCGTGAATCTCGATGAAGACCGCTTCAACCTAACCAAAGGCAACACCATGTTCCTTGGCGACGAGGACGGCAACGTACAGCTATTGCCTACCGACACGACGACGATCCAGAACTTCCCGAATCTCTATAACCTATTGAAAACAGTACTGCTCACATCGCTGCCGAGCTCGAGTGACAGTAGCATCTCGGCTGGCTCCGGTGACCCGACCTACTCCAAAACACAGGCGGGTGTTAATAGCCAAGATCAGAAGGCGGAAGTGGATAATAACTACTATCGCAAGAACTACGAGCAATTCTTTGAAATGGTGCTCGAAAACCAGATCAACATTTATCTTGCCGAAGTGAAAGCTATTGCCGAAGCCAATAATGCGATTGCGTCGCTCAGAGTTGACGAGGAATACGCCAATCTCATCCGCGAGGTTAACCCTGCCGTTATCAACGATAAAAACGAGGTACAAATCAGCTTCGAGGACTACACTGGCGTCAACGTTTCGGTCGACTTTGAAAGCACCCGGGCAATGGCGAAGGAGGAAGACCTTAAACGCCTCAACACCTTTATGACCGGCTTCTTCGAGGCTGCCAAATCTGACCCGTCTATGGCGAAGGTAATGCGCTCAGTAATGCCACTGTTGATGGAGGAAATGACTAAGAGCTCAAATCTCGAGAATAGTGCGAAAATCGCCGCGACCATGAAACAAGCCTTGGCTGAAGTGGCTGCACAGGAGGCTAAGGCCGAGGCCGAAGCCGCGCAACAGGCAAAGGATGACCGTGCAAGGGCGATGGATAATGTCAAAGCTCCAACCGTGAGTATCGCTTACAAGGATTTGCCGCCGGCTGGAAAAATTCAAGCGGCCGCTAAGTACGGTCTTGATTTAACCGCTCAGGACGTGTCGCCAAGTGCAGTGAGCAATGAAGGAGCCCAGAATGCCTGAGTATACTTCTAGTGAGGAACTGCAACGCCACAATCACATTGGAGCGTTTGCTTCTGATGGCGACAAGAAGGCGGAGAGAGACGTAACAGAGGTGGAGAGAGTGAAAAAGGTGCTCGATAAGCATATCAAACAGCACTCATCGACTCGCACTGTTCGTGAGGAAGCGACGAAACATCAACGTACCGCCGACTACCAACTTGACCTATCTGCTGATATAGTAGAGATACTTGAAAAAATAAAAAGTGAACTGAGGTAATAAAATGGCGACGATAAAACAGATTGTTGATAAGGCGTACACCAAGGTAAACGGTGAATACGAGTCGATTACGGATGGATCTGACGACTTTCGTACCTATCTCAACGTTCTCAATCAGGTGATGGAGATGTGGTGGCACACTCCTTACGTGAATTGGCAGTCTTTGTTTGACCCTCATTTTACCCTGCCCGACAGCATTGCCGCAGGGGTATTTGAGTATACCGTTCCAGACTCACCGGAGATCAAAATCGCCAATAGCCCGTTTGACCACGTATTTATTATGGATGACGCTATTCTAGTTAAGACCTATAAACTCACCGATCAGGCTCTATATCAGAGTGCAAAATCCGGCGATATTTGTGCCTACTTTGGCAATAAATTGTATTTCAAGAACATCAGCGACGATATGGTTGGACTTCAGATTTGTCTACCGGTCTACGTGATGCCTACTGTTTACACGGCGGGAACTCAGGTGGTGAATATAGATAGTGTGCCGTGGCTGGTGGCGAGGATTGCTGCGTTTATTTGCGACTCGAGTCCAGTGCCATTTATCGCGCGAAACGCCGATAAATTTTATAAGGAAGCTGAAGTATATATGAAAGAGATGAAAGATAACAACCGACACCGCCAGCACCTTGCGATCAAGAGCCCTGGTCGGGTATTTGGTGACGCACGGTTCAATTCATTAAGTGCAGCAATCGACGCGGGAGTAGGAGTTGCCGGTCTCAACAGCGTGGATGGCGGGACATTCTGATGAGTTTCATTCGTCTCAGGCGCGGTATTGAGTCCGATCGAGACGAAGTCATACCGAGAATCGCCGAGCCTTTATTCACGACTGACTCGAAACGGCTTTATGTTGGTGACGGTGAGACCCCGGGGGGTATTCCGGTCGGTAGCGGCGAACCCGGCAAGGGTGTGCCTGCTGGTGGCACGACGGGGCAGAGGCTAGTCAAGAAATCCAATCTTGCCTACGACACTGAGTGGGAAGATGCGGAAAGCGGCGGCGTGACCTCTGTAAACGGGCAGACCGGAGTCGTCACCGGGCTTGCGGAGCAATCAGACCTCGATAGTCATACGTCGAATATTGAAAACCCCCACCAGGTAACTAAAACGCAAGTGGGGCTAAGTAATGTCGATAACACTTCGGATGCCAATAAGCCTATCTCTACAGCCACCCAGACTGGATTAAACGCGAAAGTCGACGCTGTCGTAGCTGGCACTAATATCACGGTAGATAACACCAATCCTGTGAATCCGATAGTCACACTTAATAATAACCCTACCGTCAATACTCTTACGGCAACTGGTAATATCTATAGTAATGGAGAACAAGTATTCTCTCAGCAGTTGATTGAAACATTCCTCCGTAGAGACGTGCCTAGTACGGCATTCACCATGAATACGACGAATCTAAGCTCATTAACCATTGATGGAGCATATATACTTGGCAATAAGTGGCTATGGGTCAATTTTCGAGCTGGTACTAAGGTGACATTCGATGATACGCAATTAACTTTATTTACTATGGATAAAGCCGTGACGGGGACGCCAGCATCTCCAACCAACTTTGTAGCCTACGCCGATGGGGCGGGGAATGGGTTTATGCTGTTCATGGATAGCTCTGGTAACCTATCCTTTGCCGATACTATCAATAGTACAGCTGTTGCAGCCGGTGCGTTAATCCAAGGCGGGTTTCTCGTACCCGTGGATTTCTAAAGAGTAGTCCGTCAGATGACGGGTATATAGTCAGCCTACCGTAACCTCCCCGTGGGCATTAAATTATATATCGACGATTATCCGTCATCTCAGCTATAAATGGTCTCTGCAAATCAATCGCCCAGACTGCTAGCTCGGCTAATTTCTTCTCAACGATGTGGGCGCGGGGGTGGTTACCTGCCTTCTCAATAGCTAACATTAGGTTATCCATCGACTCGAGTGACGTTCTACCCTCCTCAAATGAGGAGTTGACCGCTAGGAGGGCATGATAACCGAGTAGTGGTACTGCAGGGCAATTATCGTGCGTTGCTACGTGTAACTCGCGTTCCGTTGGGACTATAAGGGTCGGAGTTTGGCGAATACGTCTCGCTTCGGGGCGCAATTCCCATTCTCTAGCAGTATGTACGATGTGGTGTCCTCTACGCTCAAACATAGTATTTATTGTGTTTATTTTAAGCTTCCTTTTCTTTCATTGTACTCCACATATGCTACAATGAGAACATAAAAGAGATGAAACAAAAATATGGCGAATAAAACTTCAACCGACATCCAAATCAAAGACCTCGACAACTGGAAAAGAGGTCAGATATCGTACTTCTCGAAGGCTCGGTTACAAGAGGATGCACTGAAAACCGCCTATAATGTTATCTACGACTATGACGCTATCGTGCGTCCTCGTGGCTCGTTTTCGCCGAGTAAGGTACCCGATGTGGACGAGGGCTTAGTACCTCTAGCCTGCGATTTCACGTTTAAGCGTGCCGATGACTCAGAAGGTCTCATTAACGTATTTTCCGACGGTACTAACGCGTTCATCTGGGTATTGAGGGCAGACCTCAGCGGATGGGATAAATTTGACACCGTGGCACTCGATAAGGACGGGACTATCTCGCTCGATCAGATTGCAGGAGCGGTGGTTGTTGGTAACGGTATCGATAAGTTTACTTACTACGATATAGCCGAAAATGACGTAAAGCAGCTGACCAAGGTTGATGATCCTACCGAGACACCAGTACTCACCGCTGTGGGCTTTAGTGGCACGGCAGCCTTCGATTATTACTACCGAATTGCCTATAACGGTGTCGGTGGTAATACGATGATGTCACCAGCTCAAAAGATATCATCTTCGACAATCCGCGATACCTGGAGTGGAAGTCGCTCGGTTACTATCGATATCAGTACTTTCGTCATCGATCCAGATGCGAAAACTTGGAATGCTTACGTCGCTACAGTGACCACCGGTACGGGCTCGCCTACTGACGATGAATACTTCAAAATCGCCGACAACCTGCCTATCACTCAGAAACAATATCAGGATACCGGTGAAATCACCATGCTCCAAAGCGCTCCAGTAGAGAACACTACTGAGGGCATTATCGCGTGGTACTTCAAGAATATCTCTGGTCGTCTTTGGGCGATCGCCCCTGACGGCTCGACTGTTTATTGGGGTGGCGACATCGGTAACGAGCTATACTTTGGCTCAGCGAATGGCTCCGACAGTTACGCCATTAACCCCGATACCTCTGAGAAGCCTATGTCGGTCATCCTTGGTCGCGATAACTCAGGTACCACCTGTATTAACCTCCTGACCAAGACTATCGCCGGCCAGGGTGCTATCTGGGATGTTTACGCCACTACTAACAGTATTACTGCTAACGGTCAAACCTTCTCAACCGGTACATATCAGTTCAAAAAACGCGAGGGTAACGACGGTACGGATGCACCGTTCTCGGCAATCCACGAAAACGACAACACCTATTACCTATCGATGGACGGCTTCAAGTCGACAGGTGTGAAACCGAATATCTCCGGCATCCAGTCAACGGACATCGTCAGCTCGGCGATTCGTGACCGCGTGCTTAACCTATCTGAAGGTAATATTCGGAAAACCTTCGCCGCATACTATGACGAATCCCTCTACTGGACTGTCGCCTATGGCTCTAATAAAAATAACGAAATCTGGATGTATGACATATTGCACGGTGGTATTTGGTCTATTTGGCAGATTCCTGCCGACTCGATATTCCGTTGGGCAGCGACTAGCAGTGAAAGCCCGAGCCTGTACATTCGACAGGGGAATAAACTGCTCCGCTATTACAAAAACTCACGCTCGCATAGTGATATGGACACGCCGTTTACTTCTTACATTGAGAGTGGCTTGATCCCCTTTGGAGGTAGTAAACTTGAGTGGGTTCACCTTTTGAAAAATATCTGGCAGTTCGACCAAGCGGTCGGCGTCATCAATCTGACCGTGAACGTTCACTCGAAAAATGGCGATATTATCAAAGAGAGTCCGGTGGTATTCAATAACGTGACATCAAGTGCGAATATAACAAGTGGCTGGGATGCTATTAGAATCGACCAACCGAATAGCGTTCGGGGGGCTTGGGATAATAGGAGCTGGGACGAAGCGCTGTCGAGCTTGACCGAATTTACCGACACCTCGGATAAAAAGATAAGCCAGAAAATCCGCAAAAACGCTGCATATGTCAGCTTCAAGGTTCAAGCGAATACCGCTAACACCTACTACGAGCTATCTCATCTGAGTATGTTGTACACCTATATCGGGGTTGGCGTGGAATTCTTGAGTCAAAAAGGAGTGATTAAAATATAGTATTATGGTACACTTAATTCATAAAACGCAAGAAAATAAACAAGGGGAATAGAAAATGGCATCGCTCAATATAAGTACACCGTCAACTATAGATCAGAGATTGGTAGGGTTAGGAGATAACGCCCCTACTCAGGCTGACATAGATAGGGCTAACGCGATTGCTCAAAAGGTTCTTGACACGATGACTTTCGGCGTCCCTACGTCTAATGGTTCTACCGCTTCAAATACAAATCTAGTCGGGGGCGGTGACACGTCAGCCAAGGTTCTCGATCAAGCGCAGCTCGATAGTCTTCAGTCCTTGCTCGATAGCTACGACGCGGAGCGGGCGGTGGCAAAGAGGCGAGCAACTCTCACTCGAGATACAAACCTCGCGGAGAAAAAAGACGAATTCGGTCGTGAGAAGGGTAAATATGAAGGCAAAAAGCTTTCGACTCTCCAGGACTTCGGCACCGCTAAAGTCGGCACCGACATCAACACCCGCAATACACTTGAAAACCTAATTAGCTCACTCTCGACGATGGGACTTGGTGGTACTCGCGCACTGACACGTCAGATACTTGATGCCTCTAACCGCTCAAACCGTCTAGCGAATGAGACCCAAGCACACAATAGTCAAGACCTCGACTCTGCATTCAATGAGTACACCGCTGGCAATCAGGGTGATATTCAAAAAATCAACGACCAATTCGGCTACGACACTGGCGAAGCTGACCGTAAATGGGGGCAAAACCGCCAGACAGACCTTTACAAGCAAGCTGACGTATACAACGCTGCCGACGACAGTGTCAATCGTGAACGCCTAATGAAAGAGGGTAATAACCTCAACAAATTCATCACTGATTCGGCGTTCCTTAATCCGAGCTACACTGGTGCAGTCCGTCAAATGGCTACCCCAGAACTCTCTAATTACACTCAGAATATCGCTCGATACGATACCCGGAATATCGGTGGTGTGACTCCTGCTGGTGGCGCAGCAGCGGTTCCTGGCAACATTGCCGTGCGAGCAGTGGCGCTCAACGATAAGGACTTCGGTGTTAAAAAGAAAACTGAGGGCGAATTGGCCTACGGGGTATAACCATGGCAGTAAACATTACAGATAAATTTGGACGACCGAGCGCAACTGATGCCTACGCATTAGCCACCACAGTAAAAGCTCAGCGTAACGCGGGCGAAGCGGTGCTTTCCTGCTTCGACTTGAGCAAATTCTCGCAGGACACACCGGTATATTTCTTGACCTATAAGAAGACGGTCGACCCTGTGACGGGGGTTACCTCGATCACCAATCAGACCGGTTGGAAGGGTATTGTCAACATCGACAACAACACGATAACTAACTTGACATTAGCCCCGGATTATACCGACCTCGGTAACGAAGTGGGTGATTATGTTGAGTGTATCCCGACATCACAGTGGGCTAACGATCTAATCGATGCGCTGCTTATGTCCCATAACCCCGATGGCACGTTAAAACCCGTCGAGCAGGTGCAAACGGTTGATACCGGTGATATTGCGGTCAAGTTCTCTATTGCGGCAGTACAGCCAGCCCCAGATCCGGATGGAAAAACAATCATCTGGTTCGAGCCACTGGAGTAATTAGATGGCTAGCACTGCATATAAAGATACCGGCGCCTTCCTCACCGTAGGTGGGCAGACCTTTCACATGGACGCCTATGTCAATTACGACTCGGCGACCCGTTCAGATAACACAGTTTCAATCGTTGGTGCTAACGGTGTTTTCAAGATCACTGACGGTGGCGGTGGTTTCTTCTCGGGTTATGATGTCACTGGAGCCTATCAGTTCCCAACTAATACGACCCGTCGTACCCAGAGTTTTGGTACAGGGGGTCGTACCTCGGGCGACGTTCTAAGCGGAGCTGAGAACAACTTCAGTATCTCAGTTGGGGCTAATGATACCTCGGTCAACGTGCGTGCTGGCGCGTCCTATGCTGGTGATCCGATTAGTTGGACAAGTAGCTCGGCTATCACTATCCCTGCGCTCGGTGCCCCTGCTGGTACTACCACGATAGACGCTGGCTCGACTATAGACACTGAACTAGGCGTTAGAAACAACGTCACTAGCTGGGGATCTAATGCTACGGCTGGCTCGGTGCGCTCCTATATCGCCGACAACTCTGGCTTCACTGGGCAAACTTATAAATCCACCACCGATAATGCTTTAATCGTACATACTGGACTGACTCCTAATAAGAAATATTGGTTTAGGGGCTGGGCGGATAACGGCGGTGGTAAGTCAACCTATTTTAGTGCCACAACTGGCGTCACGATGGCTAACACCGTTGAAAGCTCTAAGGATATACAGGCTACCACGGCAGTGTTTAACGCCGCCACCACTCAGGGTGAATATACCACGACTACGGAAGTCCAGTACCGGAAAGTTGGCGATACCGGTACTTGGAGTACTAGTGATGTTCAATCTGGCGGAACTCCGGTCATGTCAGTCAGCGGCCTGTTGCCGGGTACGGATTACGACTACTATTACGTGGTGAGGACTTCAGCCGGCAACTGGATAACCCCTCAATCGACCTTCACCACCCTACCAGCGGCTAAGCTGGTTATGCCCGATGGTACAGCCAAGAACGCCATACCCCGAGTTATCCACTCGGACGGTAGCATTGAGATGGTTAATATAATCATGGTAGAATAAACGCAGTGATAAATATAAAAATACAAAGGTGATAACAACAATGGATCAATCAGATATAGCATTAGCAGCACTTGGGATAGTGGCAACTTTAGCAGCTGCACTCATCTGGTTACTTAAAAAACTATTTAACCAAAATACTGTCACCTTAAAACATCTCTCCGACTCTAGTAATAATTTAGCCCGCTCGATTGAGCAGCTTTCTAAAGTTAGTGAACGTCAGACCAAGATTATCGAACGTCAGGAAAGTAGTGATTCCGAGTGGCAGAAGTATGTCGCAACACGTTTCGATGAGCTTAAGAGTATCGGTAGCAGACTACTGACTCAGATTGTTGACACTCAAGTCGTTACTAATCAAACTGTTTTGAATCCACCCGAGGAGAGAAGTAATGGCTAACACCTATCCAGAGCCTTACAAAAGTGCATCGCTCGATAGCCTGGTAGACCCTGCGCTCTTTTATAACCGCGAATGCACTTCATACTGTGCCTGGAAAATCCACGAATATACCGGTAAATGGATGCACAGTACCGTACCGGGAGACGCTAAGTTATGGACAACAGTCCTTAGCGCGAACGGTTATAAAAGGGTAGACAAGCCTACCGGTAGCGGTAAGTTTGTCGGTGTCCTGCCTAACTCCGGTAAATATGGGCATGTCTACTGGTGGGAGGGTGGCAATACTGTCTCTCAGTACAACTACGGCAGCCCCGCAGGTATGTATAGCACTATGGCGGTAAATCTTAACGATGCCATCTGGTATCAGATAACTAAATCATCCAGTACGAAGGGAGATGACGACGTGATTACAAGTAAAGATGTGAAACAAGTCCGTACAATCACCAGAGACGTAAAAGGCTGGAATCCTAAAAAGGTGGATGCCGGTGATTACGATAAAGGTGAAATGGCGGCATGGACTGGTAAGCCATGGGCGCAACTAATCTCGGAGGGCGACACAGAGGGCGCCGCCTATCGAAAGAAACGCGATGCAGCGCTCGCTTACTACGCGGCAAAGGCTGCGAACGATAAAACCATAGCCACACTCAAGTTGAGTGAGCAAACCCTGCAAGCGCAGATTAAATCTGACGTCGAAACTCTCGCGGCTAATACCAAAGAAATTGCCGAGCTTGAAAGGCAATTATCGGAGAAACAACCGGCTGCTCCGGTCGATGAGCAAAAGGTTGTGGAAAACTGGCTTGTTAAATTATGGAACTCACTTTTTAAGAAAGGATAATTATGAACGACGCAACAATTTTAATTCCACTGGTCATCATTGCGATTACACAAATGGTCAAAATGGCAAGTCCGAAAGTCGGCGGCTGGGTAACGATATTGATCGCTTTCGCGGTTGCAATCGTCGTTAGTCTGCTCAGCTTCATATTACCAACGGAAGTATTGGGAATTGCACATATTTCGATCGGCGGCGCGGTAATCTCGGCACTCGGTGCGGTCGGTGTCACAGTATTGGCTTCGAAAGCCGGTGGTGGTACTATCAGAGACAGGTCTATAGTCGTTAATCGCTAAAAAACCTAACGTCGCACAATATTCGACCCCTATAAGCTCAGGGGTCGATATATTTTCCCAACAAAAAAGACCGGAGGCGGTCTTTTTTGTTTACGTCGGTGTTCAACTTTCGTTGACTAGTCTATTGTATCACGCTCCGATGCTTCCCATCTTTTTAAGTTGGGTTTTAGTAAGTTTTTTTGCAGCGGGATCGAACGATCGCTGGGTCGTTACTTGAAAACCTACTTTTGACGACGGAGTGTTGCCACAGCTGGGACAGGTATTCGGCTGCGTGTCTTTATCGAATTTGTACCACTGCTGATCTTTTTCGCAAAACCCCATAAGCAGGCTCGGCGATAGTTTGCTCTGTTCACTAGTAATCAATGTATTGTCTCCATCTAGGGACAATGACTTCTACCTTTATTTTTTTCTTGCGAGAAAAAACTTTTCGTATTGGTATGTTCACTGCCTCTTATTTTATCACGATTGCGATTTTTCATATAATCACTCCAAGCCTGCTTGCAGCCATCACATCGACAACCGTGGTTATTATATTCAGCTATCGTGCCGTGCTTCCTGGTATATACGACATCCTCATGAACGGTCTTAAGACCGTGACAAGGGCGACACAGAATTTGACATTTCACTAGTTCTGCGTCTAATTTCGCCCTGCTACCACTGACTAATTGAGAGATTTGACGAGAAGGTTTCTTATTCCTGCCAGCATTTTTGTTGTCGATATGGTCAAAGGTCAAATCCTCTGTAGTCCCACATCTAACACAAACCCCACCAAGTTTTTGAACTGCATATTTTCGATTCTTTCGTCTTTTGTCTCGAAGGGTATTTTTTGTCATACCCCCATTATATCACTATCGTTTCAGGTATGCTTCGATCCGTTCAGCCACATCTTCCGGCGTATGACCGTCCCACTCGTCGGCTCGGATACGCTCCTCGATTTGAAACAGATCCCAGTCTTTTTCCTCGTAATGGTTGCTAATTTGCTTACCGTCGAGATACGCCACGACGATAAACCAGCCTCCACCGAAGCACGGCTCGCCGTCGCTGTGAAACCGTGATTTATGCGGCATCGCTCCGGGCTCACCTCTGAGCGCATTAAACGCTAAGGCATTGTAGAGTATCCGATAACGGTAAAGCTCATTAAACGTATGATAGCCATCTGACACGTCACCTATTTCACCGGTGTCGTATGTTGCCATAAAGATATCCGGCTTACAGGGGTAAATCTCACCATGAACGCCTTTGATGATATAGTCGCCGGGAACAGCCATCATCGTACCTTCGAGTGTTTTTATCCGCACGACGGGGTAGGTCTCACCCTTTGAACCGGTACTTTTGCCTATTTTGGACTCGCCACTTTTAAGCGACGCTATCATCCATTCGGGGTCTTCCGCCTGGTCAATGTCGCCAGTCCATCTGAAAGCTTCGATCTCTATTGGTTTTTTGCGATATTTCATATTACCTTCCCGTTTTTTTAATATAGTCGAATCGTGTTGATTGATTTCTTGAAGTTATAGATATCCTCGATCATACGTAACGCATCCCGTACGGTACTCACGCGGTGGAATGCGTCAGGTTTCCTACGTAGGTTGAGCATAAACTCCTCGAAATCGAATTCTTCCTTGTTCAGGCATTGCGCCAGGGCTGAGACGAACGATTTACTGAGGGGG